CTTCTGTATCTACACCACTATTTGATGTCATTGCAGAGTCTTGTAAAACGTATAATTGTTTATATTTTGGCTCGTAAGATATAGAAGGTTTTAATAAAACATCACTTAGCTCTTGTCCTGCTTGCCAAAGATTGTCATCTAAAGAAGCTGTTAGTTCTTTTGGCATACTCTGTCCATCAAATAGATATACTCCATTTCTGTTTACCCAAGATATTCCAAAAGGTGTTTTAGCTACAGAGTTTTGAAAAATACATCCCATACCATCATACTCTGCTTCTAAGTACCAACCAGCATCTGAAGTAGATGATACATTAATAACATATAATTTTTTTTGTTTAAAAGCTAACAACCTATTACCTAAGCTATGTAAGGCTGTAATAGAGTCGCCGTCACTAATACCAATGTCTAGATAATAACTATCAGGAAATGTTGCAAATCTATTAACTGGACTATAATATATTCTATCGTCAAGTACTTCTCCATTCTTTTTAACGTTTCCAATCCAAGCCCTTCTAGCACATACCGTAGCAGCTTTAAATCCTCCAGATGTACCTATTGCTGCTCTAGTTCCCACATCAATACTTTCTTCGTCTTGAGAATATCCGTTAATACTTTCGTAAGTATCCAAAGAAGGATTTACTACATCTAGTCCTGTAACGTCAGCAAAGTCTGTATCAGAAGGGTGTGTGAATGCATTAAAATCTTCAAATAGATTTGTTCTAACTCCTCTTTGATAATCTACGTCTAAAAATAGTATCCATCTACCGTTACCGTCTTTTTTTCTAGTATAAACTCTTACACCTTTTTCATTTTTATACCCACTAAATCCAGTGTCTTTTATTCTAAATCCTACGTTAGTAAAATATGCACCAGTTGTTATTGGGAATAAAGTTGTTTTAGGTGTTTGAGGTAATGTTTCATTGTCTTGTAAGTCTACTATACTGTGACAAAATTCGTAAGAACCTGCTTCCCAACCACCACCAGTAACACTTATACTTGTTGTTAAGGTTGTTTGAACTTTTGCTCCAGTAGCATGCTCTAAAGCACCGGTTCCAAATACATCTCTATCTACAAGAAGTTGTAGTACGTCTAAAGTTCCTGAACCATTCATGGTATTTGTACTTCTTACTCTCATAGCTTCACCGTTAATATGTATAATTTCTCCTACAAGATTCGCTATTCCTCCAGTTGATATACCACTACTTCCTCCATAGTTTAAAGAAACAGATGACATATCATTTGCATCTGTTAGTTTTAAATGAATTAATTTATCTGTTAATTTTATGTCAGCAGTAGGGTCTGGATTTGAATCATTTGGATTGGGCGTTACTTTAAGAAAGTTATCAGAGTCAGTATTTTCAATAATATCAAAAAATGATTGAGAATCTAAAGTTGGGTCTGTCTGTAATTTTATACTAAACTCTCCAGCTCCAGGGTCAGTAAAACTTGTTCCTTTTGTTATAGCCTCAAATTTAGTAGATAATTTTTCTATTTGCATAGTAGTGTCTAACCAACCACTAATATCAGTTCCAAATCTATCTGTTTCATTTACATATACTAAACGTCTTGGCTCTTCATGTGAATCTGGAACTTCATCTACTACGCTTTCATCCGATACAAATAAAGTACCATCAACGTAATAGTATACTGGTAATACTCCGTTTTCAGTTTGCATGTCAATAATAGCATCGTTAGAATCTTCTGTTAAAGTAAGAGTGCTAGTATTACCAAATTCTCTGGCGTATGTTAAAATCTTTGTACTTGTTCCTGAGCCATTATTTTCTGGGAATGCGAATACTTGAACTGCAGTTCCCAAGGTTTCACTGTTGTCTGTATTATATTGACTGTTAAACATAAAGGCACCATACCCCGCAACTGTTTGTGTGTCAGGTACATTGGCTGATGATTTAGCACTTGAGACAGAAGAAGACAATATTAAACCCGGATTATGTAAGTTTACATTATTTGCTTTTGATACTTGGTTAGGTAAAATATCCCTAGGAGAGGACTTAGTGTTAAGCCCCTTACTAAAGTCATTGAGCTGTAAAGATTTTCTTGGCATTATGCAGACCTTTTGACTTTTTCAAAACTACGCATTCCTCCAAGACCTAAAAGTCCCATTAATACCGTAGTCAAAGTAGTCATATCAAATTCAGGTAATACAATATTGTATCCCGCTGCAGTTAATCCAAAAGCCATCATAGGTTGCAATACAAAGTGATAACACAATGCAAAAGCACAAACCCATCCTACAAAAGGTCTCCACCCACTTTTAAATAGACTAGAAGAACCTGCTTCTATCTTGTTAACTTCTATTTGAGCCTTATTAATCTCCATGATTAAGTTTGCTTTCTCTTCTTTATCTAAAGTAAACTTGTCTACATGACCAGCTACTTTGTCAATAATACTTGCTACTACATTTAACTTAGGCATATTCCACACCCGCAATCACATATTATCTGCATTTCCATCTCCTTCTCGCCTGCCTTATTCTAGAATTAGGATTGTTTCTAGTTTTAGCAGAGCTTCGTTTTAGTTGTCCTAAAGACCTTGCACAATAAGACTTTCTTCTTTTAGCTGCTTTGCTACCTTTTTTTACTTTACCAGTAACAGCAGTCTTTAATTTACTTCCAGGGTTTGCTTTCCTATAAGCTCTAACTCCCTTAGCAGTCATTCCTGCTCCAGACTTAGTCTTTCTATAATTAGCTCCCTTTCCTTTTGTAGTTTTAGGTATAGCTTTTTTTCTTTTTCTTGCAGCCACTAATATATTAACCAGTTAAGTCCAACCTTAGACTCATAAGATTCCACGTCATACATTGACAAGAATCTTCCTTCTAAAAATACTCCAAACTTATTAGTTAGTTTCCAACCATATACTAGTCCTAAGTCATAATCCATTCCATTGTCAGCTAGTTCATAGTTAAATGAATAGTCTGACATACCTTTGGTAATTGGATAAGTAGTAACCCATATATGTAACCAATTCTTAGGCGTGTACTTATAATAGTCTGCACCTAAAGATAAACTTAGTTCATTTTGATACCCTAAGTCTTTAGCAAATTTTTCATTATAATCTTGCACTAAATCAGAATATACTACTCTATAAAATTCTTCATCAGTTATTGCTACTACATTCCCCTCAGCATCAGTCCAACACCAATCCCAGTATTCATAACCAAATTGAGTAAAATGTTGTTTCCACTCATCTTTATAAGGACCATCTGCATATCCTGCTTCGTCCCAAGCTAGTAACCAAAATGGAATAACTCCATCAGGGTCAATACCTAGTTCTTCCCAATATAAATCTATTGGTCTAAAATCTAAGTATGCTGGGTGGCTTCTTCCTGCAACCCCTAAAGATAAAGCTAAATTACCTAAGTTCTTTTTATATCGCATATCTAATGCTGCAAATTCAACTCCTTCTAACCCTCTTGAATCGTAATTTGCTTTTAGTAAAAAGTTATTTCCTAAGTATCTGAGCATATACTGCTCATTAACAAACTCTTCTTCAAACTCTTTGTGGTCTGAATATTGAATTACATATTCCCAACCAGTAACAATATTACCAATAGCAGCACTTTCGTTTATAGGATTTTCACTTCCTGAAAACCAAACTTCTGGCTTGTTCTCATATCCGTATCTGGCGAGTTTACGAATACCAAAGGTCATAACAGAATGGTCATCTCTTTCATCTATTATTTCTTGTAATTGCCCACCTGACACTTGGTATTGTAATTCTTTAGTTATTGGACTACTAAAACTATATGCACCATAAATAGTACTAAACTTGAAAAAGTCTTGTCCTATTAAAGTCCCCATTAATAATACACTACATAGTAATTGTTTATACCATCTTGCTAAATATATCATCTAAACTTCCTTAGTTGTATTTCATCAATTTCATTATTGATTTTTCTTAATATTGTATCTTTGTCTAACTGAAAAGATAATCCTGCTTCAAATCTGCGAATTTCTTTTCCATATTCAAACATAATAATTGTCGGTACTGACTTTACATTCCATTCATCTCTAATTGCAGCACCAAACTCTGGGTTGTCTATACTTGCATTAAATATAGCACAATTCTTTAATTTACTTAAATCTATATTAGCAGAAAAATTCCAATCTGCATTCACTTGAACTACAACACATTCATCCTGACTTAACAGTTGAACTTGTTGTAAACTTCTAATGTTATCCTGTGATACCAATGATGATGGTAACAAAGCTAAGCCAAGCCAACACCATAGTAATATAATATATCTGTTCATCGTTCATCAATCTTTCTTATTTAATATATATGTTTCAATACTTTTAATATCTTCTTTGATTTCTTCAACATCTTCTTGTGTGTCTAATACTGCATCTCTAATCATTTGGTCTTTTAAATCATATTCAGTTCGTGATACTGAGGGTGCAGGTAATTCTTTAGCTAGCTGTATATCAGCTTGTAGAGTAAACCACATACCAATAATCATTGCAAGCGTTACTACACCGCTTACTATAGTTTCTAAACTTAATGTTAGTTTAGTCTGTTTATTTACTTCCACTTTTCTTGCCTTTCTTTTTTGAATTAAATATTATGTCCCAACGCTTCGCATATTCTTTTTGAGATATACCTATATTCCTAGGCTTATCTCCTTTTCCTGCTCCGTTGGGACCTCTATACATTATCGTAAATCAGAAGGAGCTACTTGTCTAGTTCCTCCCACCTTATCTGTTTTTTTCATTCCATACCTTCTAACACATTCTTTATAGTTAGCCATGCATTGTTGAGCAGAAGCCATTTTAATCTGTGCCAAAGTAGGTTCTGTTGCAGAAGCTGCCGCATCCATTAAAGCTTTTGCTTTTACGTAATCAATTAAACCCGGTTGTAAAGAATTGTCTATATCTATTGTTCCGGTAATACTTGTAAGTTTATCTGGTTCTGCATAATAAGATATTACTAATCCATCAGTAATGGTGTTACCAGAGCCTATTTGTACTGGTTTTAATTTGCCCTCTGTGGTTTCGTTAGTACTTCCATCTCCTTCAGATGTAGCTATAGCGATTCTATCGCCCTCTATCCACCAAACAAAACTATCATTAGGGTCTTTGTATGAACTACTTACAGCTGCCATTATATCTCCGTCCAAGTAGTATTAGAAGACGTACTACTTTCATTATAAAACTGTTTTATTTCTCCATTAGACAGTCTAGGTATTTTGATGTATTCTCCACTTGAATTTAAAATAGTGCATCTAAAAACCTTGTTAACTGTTATTGCTTCATCGTCATCTAAGGCATACCATAGTTGATTGTGTTTTAAATCTGTTTTGGCATTTTCTATTTGATTTGGATATCTACCCATATCAATCAATGCTTCATTAATTAAGTTTATTACATAGTTCTCTGATACTCCAGGTACTGCCTGTAATACTCTACTATATATTTCTTTACCAGTAAATTCTATTGCTGCCATATTATCTCCTATGCCACGTCATCTAGTACTGCATATATTAGCACTTTAATGTCATTATCTGCTGCTATCGCTGTAAAATTAGCTGTATCTTCTGCTGCATTGAATTTTCCACACCAAGCTTCACCTGCGTCTAAACATAGATTTCCTGCTGCATCTGCTGCTACTACTCCATGAGTAAAATTAAAAAATAGTTTTTCCGTTGTAGCCGTTGTTCCGTCTGCTCTAAATCCAGAATGTTTTATTATTATAAATTCAACATTATCATTAGCATGTGTTCTTGTAGGCGTTGTATCTCCTGCAGTGCCTTGTAGATAACCTATATCTGCTACTAATAACACTTCGCTACTAGCATCTATATCTTGAGCATAAGAAATCCACTTACAGTTATCTCCCGCACCATCGTTTAAATTATATAC